GTAGTATAGGATCAAGAACAGGGCAAGGAGATGGAGGCACATTATTTGAACCTTTTAATCTTGCATACACAAATGCATATCTTTTAAGTACGCAAAATATGGGCGGCCTTGCAACATACGATATGTTTTCACAACGCCAAGAACTAGTAGGCAGAATGTTTGGTAGTTTTATAGAATTTAAATGGAATCCTACTACACATAAATTAACATTGTTACAGCGTCCACGTGCTGCAGACGAAACTATACTTATGGAATGTTATAACTATCGTCCAGATTCTCAATTACTGGAAGATTACTTGGCAAAGCAATGGATTAAAGATTACACTTTAGCAGTCTGTAAATACATGCTTGGAGAAGCTCGTAGTAAATTTGCAACTATTGCTGGACCGCAAGGTGGCGGACAATTAAATGGAGACACGCTAAAAGGCGAAGCTCAAGCAGAAATGGAAAAGCTAGAAGCAGAAGTATCTACTCAAGTTCCAGGCGGAATGGGATATAGCTTCACAATTGGCTAAATTTTTGAAATGTAAATATGCTAGTGATGTTCCTGGTTGGACATCACAATTACAACACTCACAATTTATAAAATTAATAGAACATTTACCCGATAGACCAAAAATTTTAGAAATAGGTTGCGGTTACGGCAGAAGTACATGGGCTTGGTTAGATGTAATACCAAAAAATACAGATTATTATATTTTAGATAATTTCAATTTAAATTTTAATGATATTTTTAAACCTGGCTATACAGGATGGCGTCAATTTACAAAACCAGAACAAAATAGGCAATTTGTAAAAAAAGTACTAGATAACAAATTTACACAAAGAGAAATCTTTGATAGAATAATTATTCAACATACAAAATATAACAATATCAAAGAAATATGGCATATGGCAGGTAGCACTTGGTTAGAAAGTAAGTGTTTTAGCAAAGAATGGGATCTAGTATACTTAGATGATGACCATAGCTACAGTTCAGTGAAAAGATGGTTAGAAATATTTGCTAATGTTCCTATTGTGTGCGGCGATGATTATCATACTGATTGGCAAGGAGTAGTATCAGCTGTAAATGAGTACACACGTATATCAAATAGTAGTTTACAAATTATGCCTGATAATTTTTTTGTAATAAAAAACACTTGACATTTACCTAATATTATTATATACTGATAACAACATAAGGATATCGTATGATTATAGGAATGTGCGGATTGATTGGAACTGGCAAAGATACAGTTGCTGATATCCTAGTTAACAATTACAATTTTAAAAAATTAAGTTTTGCTGACAAACTAAAAGACGGTGTAGCAACTGTGTTTAGTTGGGACAGACAGATGTTGGAAGGCACTACCGATGAAAGTAGAAAATGGCGAGAACAAAAAGATGAATTCTGGAGCAGAGAAACTAATGAGCACATTACCCCTAGGCTGGTCCTTCAAATGTTTGGCACTGATTGTATGCGTAATGGTTTTTATAATGGTATTTGGGTCAGTTTAGTAAAACAACAAATATTACAAAATCCTAAACAACACTTTGTTATCCCAGATGTACGTTTTGAAAATGAAGCAACAATGATTGCAGATATTGGTGGCGAAGTATGGCGTGTCTGCAGAGGAAAAGATCCTGAATGGTTCACTACTTACATTGAAAAAGGTATAGAGCCAAAAGATGTTCATGAAAGCGAATGGCGCTGGGCAAAGTTAAATTTTTCGTTAGTTATAGAAAATAATGATACAATATCTGACCTTAAAAATCAGGTATCAAATCACCTTGTTTCCATTTAACACCTTGCTTTTGCATTAACCGTTGACAATTTGCACAAATAGTTTTTAAGTTATTTGGTGCAGTATTTTGTAATTGTCCATCAATATGAAACACGTTGAACTGTTCAGGATGTATACTTTTATATCCGCACTTTTCACATTTATCTTTCTTTTCGTAACCGTCCAATTTCCATTGAGGTATTCCTCTACCTATAGTTCCGTACTTGTTACATGACTCACACTTACGGCGATAAAATGTTTTGCCATTTTTTTTATAATTTATAGCCGCAGGGCGTTGTCCGCATATACATAAAGGTCTCATATTGTATTTACCGCACCTTTACCGCCCCTTTTCACAGGCTTATAATAGCGTAAATTAAAATCATTACGATAAATAAGTATAACAGACTAATACCTTTAGGAGAAAATAAAATGGCATTAACATCACCAGGTGTTCAGGTTACGGTAATCGACGAAAGTTTTTACACCCCATCGGAGCCAGGCACCACACCAATGATTTTCGTTGCCTCTGCGAGTAACAAAGCAAACGCAGGAGGCACAGGCACAGCAGCAGGTACATTGAAAGCCAATGCTGGTAAGCCTTACTTATTAACATCACAACGTGATTTAGCAGATACTTTTGGAGATCCAGTATTCCAAATAGATTCAAACAACAATCCAATTCATGGATCAGAATTAAACGAATACGGATTACAAGCTGCATATTCATTACTAGGTGTAAGCAACAGAGCTTATGTTGTAAGAGCGGATGTAGATTTGAACGAACTTACACCAACAGCAACAGCACCTGCGGCAGATCCGAAAGACGGCACATATTGGTTTGACACAGATGATTCATTGTATGGCATACAGCAATGGAATGGAGAAGCAATTACAACAACAGGTGGACAACAGTTTACTAACAAAGTGCCGATTGTTATTACAGATTCAACACAAACTGAAAGCGGTTCATTAGTTGCAAACGGTTATGCTGGACAAAAGCCAAAAAGCACAGTAGGTGCAATTGGTGACTATGCTATTGTTGCAACATCAACTCTTAACAGAATTTACTACAGAAATAAAGACGGCGTATGGGTATTAGTTGGTAGTGATGCTTGGACTAAGAGTTGGCCAACTGTAAAAGGTACAAAATCTAATCCAACTTTTGCAAGTTCACGTAACATAACAATCAATGGCACAAACGTTGCAATTGGTTCAAGTGATACAGTAACAAATGTTGTATCAACAATTAACGGTTTGCTTATACAGGGTGTAACAGCAGCAGTAGTTGATACAAGACTTGAAATATACAGTGATGGTTCAGGAAGTGCAGCATCTGACTCAACACTAGCAGGTGATATATTAATCGGAGGTGATGCCGATGGATTATCAGAGCTAGGTTTGACAGCAGGTACATATTTTCCTCCAGCATTAGCAATAGCAAAGCACACAAGCGTTCCAGAATGGAAAACAGCAGATACATATACACGCCCAACAGGTAGTGTATGGGTAAAAACTACCGAACCAAATGCTGGTGCAAAGCTCAATGTTAAAGAGTGGGGCGATGCCGCTAAAACATGGAACAAGATTGTTTCGCCAATGTACGACACAAATCTTGCTGCTATCTATGATTTAGATAGAACAGGTGGCGGACAAAATATTGCAATTGGTGCACTATTCGCAAAAACAAATGTTGCCGCAGATGCAAGTCCATTAGGCACATTTAAATTTTATAGAAGAGAAAATGTTGGACCAACAACAATTACTGGCACTAAGATTACAGCAACCACATTCTCAGCAGGTACCATTGGCTTTAAAATGAGTGCTACTAAGAAAAACCAAGCTACTTACGAAACAGAGGTTAATGTTTCTTTCACAGCAACAGGTGCAACAACTGATGCGGCTTTACTAGCAGAAGCAATTACAAACATTGGTATGAATGGTGTAAGTGCAGAAGTTAATGCACAAAACAAAGTTGTAATTAAACATTCCGAAGGTGGAGAAATTAAATTTACTGATACAGATGGAGGCTTGACTCTTGCAGGATTTGCACCATTTGTAAGTGCAACAAGCGGTACAGCAAATCTTTACTATCAAGATGGCACAGACGGTGATACAAATCCACTACAACTACAGGCTTCAAACTGGAAAGTGTTAACTTACACTGCAAGTGATTCAGCTGTAACACAACTTGCATCAGATGGTCAACTATGGTATAGTTCAGTCGTTGATGAAATTGACTTAATGATTCACAATGGTTCAAAATGGGTAGGTTACCTACATAGTACTTCACCATACTATGAAACAGATAGTGCAGAACAAACAGATCCAGCAGGCCCTATTGTTAGTGCTACTAAGCCAACAAAACAATCAGACGGTTCAGCACTAAAGAATGGAGACATTTGGATTGATACATCAGACTTAGAAAATTATCCAGGTATCTATAAGTTTAATGCAAATTTAACAAATACACCATTAGAAAATAGATGGGAACTTGTTGATAAGTCAGATCAAACAACCGAGAACGGCATATTATTTGCTGATGCACGTTATAATACTAGCGGTGCTAATTCTAACGAAGAAGGTGATATAGATGCATTACTAGAAAGTGACTTTGTAGATTTTGATTGTCCAGATCCTGCACTATATCCAAAAGGTATGTTACTATGGAACTTACGTAGAAGCGGATTTAACGTAAAACGTTTTGAGCGTAATTACATTAATACCGCCGAAAATAACATACGATTTGGTTCAGGCGACGGCGAGTCAATGGAAAACTACTATGTACATCGTTGGGTAACTGAATCAGGAAATCAAAATGATGGCTCTGGCAGCTTTGGTAGAAAAGCACAGCGTAAAGTAGTTGTACAAGCATTACAAGCAATGTTGAACAGCAACGATGAAATTAGAGATGACGAATCAAGATTGTTTAATGTGATGGCTACACCAGGTTATCCAGAACTAATTGGTGAAATGATTTCACTTAACTTTGATAGAGGTTTAACAGCATTTATCTTAGGTGACTCACCAATGAGACTTACACCAGATGCTACTTCACTTAATGAATGGGCTACAAATGTTAAGTTAGCAGTTGAAGATAACGACGATGGACTTACAAGTAGAGATGAATACTTAGGAGTGTTTTACCCTGCAGGATTCACAAGTGATAATGCAGGAAACAATGTTGTAGTTCCACCATCGCATATGATGCTACGAACATTAGCACTCAGCGATCAAGTATCGTTTCCATGGTTTGCACCAGCAGGTACAAGACGTGGTGGTATTACAAATGCAACATCAACAGGCTTTTTAAATGCTGAAGGCGAATTTGTAAGCACAGCACTTAATGAAGGACAAAGAGATACACTGTACTCAAATAACGTTAACCCAATTACGTTTATCACAGGTGCAGGACTTGTAAACTTTGGACAGAAAACTCGTGCAAGAGGTGCAAGTTCACTAGACAGAATCAACGTAGCACGTTTGGTTATCTACTTACGTAGCCAACTTAACAAACTTGCTAAGCCTTATATCTTTGAGCCAAATGACAAGATCACACGTGATGAGATCAAGCAAGCGGCTGAAAGTTTAATGCTAGAACTTGTAAGTCAGAGAGCACTGTATGATTATCTAGTTGTGTGTGATGAATCAAATAACACGCCATCTAGAATAGACAGAAACGAACTGTACTTAGATATTGCTATCGAACCAGTAAAAGCAGTGGAGTTTATTTATATTCCGCTACGCTTGAAAAATACTGGAGAAATAGCAGGACTATAAACTGATAAATACTATTAACTTAGGAGCAATAGATGGCAATTTCAACACTATCCAAAATTACAGTACCTTTAGCAAGCGGTGATTCCGCAAGCAATCAAGGTCTGCTTATGCCAAAGCTCCAGTATCGCTTTAGAGTGAGCCTGGAAAACTTTGGTGTTTCAACACCGACAACAGAGCTTACAAAGCAAGTAATTGATGTTACTAGACCTAACGTAAGTTTTGAACAAATGACAATAGACATTTACAATTCAAGAGTTTACCTAGCAGGTAAACATACTTGGGAACCACTTTCATTAAATTTACGTGAAGATGTTAACAACAACGTACAAAAACTTGTAGGCGAGCAATTACAGAAGCAGTTTGATTTCTTCGAGCAGTCAAGTGCAGCTTCAGGATTAGATTACAAATTTACAACACGTATTGAAATTTTAGATGGTGGTAATGGTATACACACTCCAAACATACTAGATACATTTGAAGTATATGGTTGTTATTTAGAGAGTGCAAACTATAATACACTAAATTATGCTACAAATGAACCAGTAACAGTATCACTAAGTATTAGATACGATAATGCAATCCAAACACCAGCTGATACAGGTATTGGAACAGCAGTAGGAAGAACACTTAACACTGCCGTAACAGGTGGCGGTGCCTAAGACATTTATCAGTTAGTCCTGTATTAAAAGGAGCCTTAATTGGCTCCTTTTTTATTTTATACGCACTTAATGATAAAGGATAAATATTTGTATGGCAGATAAGTTTTCAGGTTTCGCAGATAATTTAATAAATGGTGTTCTTAATCCTAAGGGCAACTTAGCCGATTGGCAACATGCAAGCAGGATGTTTGTATCTGATGCTATGCGGTTAGCACCTAAATCAAAATTTTTATATCATGTAAATTTTAATGTAAATTCAACAGCAGGTAGTATATTACCTGACTTTACACGTAAGCATGTCAATGAAGTAGGCATGTTAGTAAAACGTGCAGACTTGCCTAAGTATAGTGCTGCTATTGTAACAAAAAACAAATACAACAGAAAAAAGAACATTCAAACAAACATACAATACGAACCTATAACAATTAGCTTCCATGATGATAATTTAGGAATTACCACTGTTCTGTTAGAAGCA